TTTTAGCGTATTCAGTATCTTGACAGTTATATGGTGTAAGACCAATCATCATCCATTTGTATGGACCTGGTACATAACCTGTTGGTGTTGTTGTTCCGTTGAAGAATCTACCATCAGGATAACTTACAATGGTTCCACCTTTATTACTTACAGCCAACTTTAACACGTCCAAAGGAATTGCCGATGCACATATTGTGGTATCTTTAACCCTAAGGTCAGATGTATCATGAACTATAATATTGAAACTATCAATCCTTGTACAACCAAATTGTGAACTCACATATTTTATGTTGTATACACCAGGTCCCGTACTTGTTTTGAATACCCCTGTTGAGATGTTTGTTGTTACCTTTGGATGACCTCTATCACCATTAACATCTTGAATGTAAATTGTTCCACCTGTTGGTTTAACACCATTAACGGTTATGTAGTCAAACATATTAACATTAATACCTGAGTTCACACAATAATCAGGAATTGTTTTAATAATAACTGTTGGTTCTGCAATTACATTTACATCAACAGTATCTGTACTTTGACATCCTGTAACTAAATCTCTAACAATAAGTTTGAATGTGTATTTTCCTTGATATTCATCTTGGAACGATAAACCAAAATTAAATTTAATGTTTGGTGTATTCCCACCTGAAATATCATACAATAATTTTGATGTATCAATTCCTGATGGTGCTCTTACAACATCCCATCTCATGTATACACCTGATTTGGTTGCTGGTTTGGTTCTTAACACATCCATCATCATTGACCCAATATCCTGACAAATAGTTTTTGGAACCAATGTAATTAATGGTGTACCATATATGGTTTGAGTTGTTGAATCTATATTAGAACAACCATTTGTGTCGTTGAACTTAACATACATTTTTGTGGTGTAATTGTTACCACCTTGTAGTTTGGTATTGTCAAGTAAGGTTGTGTTGAATAAAAATCTTCCATTATAAGGAATATATCCGTAAGTTATATTACCTGATTTTTTGAACTTGTCTCCATTCCAAACATCATATGTTCCAAGATTATGAGGTTTAACCAAGAATGTTTCTGACCATATACTACCATAAGAATAACATTGTGGTTTCAATGGTTTTGGACTCCAACTAATTTTTGGTAATGGTTTAACCCTTACAAACATTGTATCCATGCTTTCACATGCATGTCCGTTTTGAGTTAGTACCGTTTTTAAAGTAAACCTATAGGCTGATTTTGTGATATCAGATTTTAACTTATAGGTTGATAAATTACCCAATCCACCCCAAGTATATGTAGGACTTAATAGTGGTGGTCTATGACTAGCAGTCAAGGTGAATGTGTCTTTATCACATATTGCTTGGTTTAGTCCCGCATTTGATATTACAGTATCATTAACAACAAGTAATGCTGTGTCGTATTTAATACATTTAAATGTTTTATCAGTAATTTTTACCCAATACAATCCTTTTAGATTGGTTGTGATATAACGAGTTGTATCACCTCTACTCCACAAATACTTTACAGTATCATTGTTCTGACCATCAAATGTATTTGTTTCATACGTACAAATGACTTTATCAGAACCCAAATTTATTACAGGTAATGGTTTAACAAATGTATAAGTTGTGTCACGGAATTTACAACCATCCCCGTCAGTAACCTCCAACATCAAAGTTGAATCTTTCTTAAAGTTTTTAACGGTAGTGTAATCCAAAGTATCACCGTTGTTCCACTTGTATTTCAATGTGGGTTTACCTGCGATAACTTTTGCCTTTAATGTGAATGTTGCACCATAACAAGCAAAACTATCCGCCTTAGCCAAAATTACTTTTGGTGGTTGAGTTAAGATTACCGTATCACTATAGATGGTAACACATGAACTTGAACTGATTAACTTATGAACTATGATGTATTTTCCACCATAGTAATAATTCATCGTATCTGTTTTCTTGGTTGAATAAAATAATTCTTTTGCCAAGGTATCTCTCACGCTCCAAGAGTAACTATTGGCAGCATATATGTTATACGATTCCATAGCAAATCTTCCACACTTTAATTGAGTGTATCTACGTTTAGACGTTGGTTTTGGATTTACCTTAACCTTGAATGAACGAATGGAGTTTGCTGGTGGTGAACAGTGTTGGTCCGTTGCCGTAACAGTAAATGAATACAACACATCAGACGCAGAACCAATTGGTGGTGTCCAACAAAACTCATATTCTTTTTCACGTAATTTTGGGTCAACAACTTTAAATGTTGCTCCTGGAATACCAGCATTCCATTTACCTAAAACAGTATCGGGTGTTGTTTGAAACGGTGTAAAAGTTTCATCAGTTATTTTAATTTTAAAACATAATTTCTCACCCTCACACACTTTATATGAGAATGGTCCATTGATTACAGGACTCTTATTATAACCACAATCATCCCTAACCCATAGCTGCATATCCCTTCTTGTTTTACCTATAATTCTATAAACTCCTGATGTATCTTTTCGCCACTCAGTCTGTTCAATACAAAGCACAGGTACTTCATCACATTTAGTGGGTGTTACAATTACATCACCATTAGCAGTATCAAAATAAAAACCTCGAGGAGGCGATGTTTTTGGATTTGGAGCACACTTAATTGTTGTTGGCGGCACACAAAACGGGGTCATCGGATATTGTGATGAAAATGGAGATGTATATGTAATTGAAGTATTTGGTATACCTTGTAGCCCATCTACTAACCTATATGAAATTGAATCATAATCTAATGTATCAATCGCACCGTTATTAAAATACCAAGGTTGATTACAACATAGGATTGCAAACGGTGGGTTACTCAATTGTGGTGAGTTATTACATTTGTCCTTCATCTTTTTTAGATTACAAATGTTAATCATACAAGTAGAGTAAAAGTTTTGTCCCGAAGCACCTGTAGTAATAGCCCCATTACGAGCATTTTCATTTACATAAAATGTAACCTCACAACACGTTGATTTATTTAAAAAATTATTTAACGGCGATGCATTAAAATCAACTGTAGCCTCAAACGTATGTTCTTCGGTTCCCTGATTACCAGTTGTTGAATTAGATGGTGAACAAGGTGAGCTTGCAGTCGAACATCGGCTCGTAATATCAGTAATTTTTACTCTTGATAATCCACTTAAAGTATAACTACCACAACCGTTTCCACCATTTGTTCCAGCATATGCTCCAAACGAGACAATACCCATTGGAATACCTCGACAATCTCGATATACCTTAGCGGTTATTTTATATTTACCATTTCCTAAACATTTATAAGAAACATCCGCACCCATCATATGAGAAGCTTGAATAGTTAAAAAACTAAACAAAAATGTAAATAATAATAGTAGTTTTTTCATTTCTTTTTCTTTTTCTTTAATAACCATTGGGCCTCACCTTTCTTAATTTGTTTATGAGTTTGTCTTGCCTCCATAAAACTCAAACCTAAAATTAAAGCCAATCCAACATTCATAATCGATTTAAAATTATTTTGTAACCACATAACTTAAATATAATTAATAGACCTTAAACCTACACGCTGAGACAATAAAATTACACATTTTCCTATGGCCCGAGCCTGTCATATGACATAAATAATCTCCACAATCGGTCCTCGAAATACAATGTGTTTTCAACACTTTGGCCCCCTGAATTGAATCAATCAACATTTGTTGAAACTTAGCGTAGCGTTGTGGATACCCTTTGTATATATCTCGGCCGGCAACATTAACACACGTTAACGGATCAAATCCAGTTAACACAATTGGAGTTACTTGTTTAGCCAAACACATGTTTACAATCTTTTGTATGTTTTTAACTGATTTAATTGGGGCTCTGTTGCCTGCCATATCGTTTGCTCCTCCATATATAAAACAATAATCGTACCCCGAGTTTATATTCAATTTGGCTACCTCCAACATCCAAGCTGTTTGTTTACCTCCAACGGCAGTGTTTAAGTACTTCATTTGTGTTTTTTTACATAGTTGGTATTGCCATCCATAGTCTGCGGCAGTGTGTGAATCCCCTATAAACAGTACGTTTTTACCTTTAACGGATACGATTGTGTCTTGTTTGATAATCGGTTTAATAGTGTCTATTACCGCAATTTCACCTAATGCCATTGGGTCCTTGATTGTTGGGTGGGCTTTTAATAATAACCAACCGAATACTAGACTTGCTAGCATTAATAATATTCCATCTTTTATATTCATGATAAAAACTTTTGGTTTTATATTTATAACTTATTTGTGTGGGTTCGTATATACGGATTAATTTTGCGAGGCGGGTTGTGCAAGCTTAATTTTTTTAAGCTCACTATATGCTTTTTGAACTAATCTATGTTCGCACTCTTTTATTCCGTTTTGTTTTACTTCTTTTACTCTATCGTGTAACTCATGAAAGAAACCCTTTGCATGAGCTTTATGATACAATTCTTCGATTAGCTCTTCGTTAGTCATAGACATAAATATCAATCCTCTAAGTAACGTTCATGAGGTCTACGCACAGATACCCAAGGTTTGTTAACCATGTATTGAATTTTACCTTCACCAACAGGACATTTACATTTTCTATTTGTGTTGTGGAAATAAAGAGGTCCATTGTATGGTGTATATTGCCATTCATCATTTACCTTTTCAAATATCCATCTATCACCATTATATGATCTAAAATCACGTTCAGTAACTCTAACGAATCTACCGTCTTTATTTTTAACATATACTGCTTTAGCAGTATTAAAATCATAAAGCAATTTACCTGTTAAACCTTTTTTTTCGCTCATTTTACTTGTCCAAATTTAATATATTCAATTAGGTTCTCCAACTCTAATATAGCTCCTCTATTGTTATCTCTATCCTCCATAAGCATTAGAATACTCATTAGCTTAGTGTATAACGTATCTCGTTCCTCGTTAGTCATTCAATTCGGGTAACAAACCAGCATTTTCAATAGCAAACCATACACGCTCTTTCCATGTTTCGAGCTTTACACCTTCAATTTTGTCGGCATCTTTAAAACCTTCCATTGTGTAATCGGCTAGTTTCCATACAAATTCCATTAATTTGTTATCGGCAAGTTCTAAATCACCTGATTTAAGGATTTCCTGACATTTAAGCCACATTGGGGTAATTACATTTGTTTTTTTCATAACTTTTATTTTTTTATTAAGTGAATTGTCCATCCGGTCCAAGCTGCTGCTACTATTATTGTAATTATCATAACTTTATTTTTATTAAATATAATCGTACATGTCAAACGAATGAGTGGATGGGTAAATTTCTACCATATCATACTCGTTAGATCTTTCATTTAAACTAGCAACTGTTTCAAAATAATCCTCTCTAGTTTTAATTGGGAAATCAACTTGGTTTCCATTGTCTATTTGTTTAACACAGATACGAACCATATCATATGATTCAATGTAACCTGATAATTCAGCTCTTCTAAGTTCAACATCACTATCGAAAGTGAATTTAAAATTTGAGTTTATTTTTATTTTTTCCATAACCTTTATTTTTTATCTCTATACCGTGAATATACGAACCCTCTTTTAGGATTCCAAATTTCTTTTTTCTTTCTTTCTATCGTAAACCTTTTTACTGCTCTTAACTCGTGTTATCATATTACGTCTAATGATTTGTTTCACTTGACCTCTTGATAAACCATTAAATTTGTCTTGCTCTTTCATCATGTCGTCAATATACGAAAGAGGGGTGACAAAGCCACCCCTTTCTTTCATTTAGAATAATTCTAAATTATGAATTTTTCTTCAAGAAAGCAGCTACTTCAGCTGGATTAGTTGATTCAAATTCGGGTTCATCATCATATGAACCAATTTCGTCTTGATTAACAGTATTGTCCCACACTACGTACATATTTTCACCTCCTTCATCACTTTCATCATAATGAACAACAGCATATTTACCAACTACTAATGTAGCTTCTTCTGTATCTTCTGCTGTGTGGTGATTTGGTAATGCTGCTATTTCGTCTGTTAAATCTTCGTTTAAGTTAGATTCACTTAAACCTAACTTACCCATTTTATCTTCCCACCATGCTTTAATTTGTGGCATAAAATATTCTTTTCCTCCTTGAAGCATCATCCATTGACTAGAACCTGTAAAATTATGGTTTTTCATTGGTTTACCTGATGGATCTATTAATGTGGTTTTTACACCACTTAACATAGGATTTTCATCACTAGCAGTATCACTGTATCCTTTTACTCCTGGATCTCTAAAGTAATAAGTTGTAGTTATTTTTACTTTATATCCATTATCAAGATCAATCATATCAATAGTATCAAAGGTATGATTAATAACTTCTCCACCTGCTATTTCTACATCACGTTGGTTTGTTCTTTCACTTGAATATTCTTCATTTAAACGAGATTGAAAAGTGATTTTGTTTTCTACTAACCACTTTTTTGAGTCAAAATTATCTGCTTTTTTCATTTTATTTATTTTATAATTCCTGCTTTATATTTCATTTGGCGAACAAATTCCTCTTCTAATTCTTTAGAAATCATTTCATTATCATTACCAATGTGATAAGCCTCCATAGTTTGATCAGGACGTTCAGGCATCATAGCGAATTTATCTTTCAAATGAGCCAAATTCATTTCTAAATCCTCAGCCATACTTCTGATGCCTTCATTTTTAACAGTAATCCATTCCTCATTTTCATTATCCCAAATATAACCATAATCACCACCTATTCTATCAATTTGAGATGCTATTTCCATCATAGCTTCATTGAAATTATCTGGTAATGTAGTTACATAAGGTTTTTGTTGGTTTGCTGCCTCGATTTCACCTGTTTCTGGATCTAGGTAACTGATGTATCCTGCGTTTGAGATTTCTTCTGCTTTAGCATCACTATCATAGAATGACTCTAAACCTTTACCTAAGTTTGAAGGATAACCATCGTAATGATTGTATGTTGAAGTTAATTTAGCTGGGGATTGATCTGTGTCTAGATATCCAATAAGTGCTCTTGTTCCCATAATTTATATGTTATAAATATTACAAATTGTATTTAGATTTAAAAGAATCAATAAAACTTTCACCTACACCGATTTCTAAAATAATAGCATTATCAGGAACACCTGGTAGTGTTGGAGCTGTAATAATGTAATCAATATTTTCATTATTCCATACTTTAATTTTGAATTTAGCATTTGAACGTTCAGATGATTTGAACACCATTACTACTGGTTGGTTATTATATGCTTTACCTTTTTCGGCTTTAACCTTATCGTGTTTATAACCTTTAGGATAAGTTACTTCGGTTTTATAAGGACCATTAGCGGTTTTATTTATATCATAATGCCAAGTCATTTTCCAACCTAATTCAGGTTTAGTAGGCACTTCATGAAATATTCTTTCAAACTTGTCTAATAATACTGATGGTGACTCTGCTGGTCTACCTCTACGTTCTGTTTTTTCCATAACCTTTATTTCCATTCCGTGAATATACGAATAATATTTTAAAAAGCCAAATTACCGATACATGACTATGATATCACCAAAATGTCTGTCTAAAACATTGATTAGATTTTCATAATCACTACTTGTCATTTCATTTTTAACAGGTTCCCATTCAATACCTGTTTTGTGACATAAATCCTTAGCAATACCTAGTAAAGCAAAAGCATTACCTTCAGGACCCAACAAATCGATTTCGATTTTAGTTTTTTTAGGACGTTTACTTGTTATCATTTTGTTAATTGTTTAATATGTTTACATTTACGTTCTTTAGATCTCCAAACACCAGGACAGTTACAACTGTATTTAAAACCTGATTGTTTAACTGTATAAAAATGTCCTGGATCGCTTGATGATTCAAATGTCCAAGTGTTTTTCTCAACTGGAACCTCTATTTTAACTGGTTTAATCCACTCAATATCAGCTAATGTGGTTTGTGAATGTACTTTCTGCCAAGTAGGTACAATATACTTTTGACCTGATAAAACAACTAATGTTGGAGGTAATGAATGATGTTCATAAGTGTATTTAAATACATAAACACCATTACTAATAATACTTTTAGATGGTTTAAAACCATAAGATGTAGTTTCAGAATACTTAAGAAATTTATTAGTATAGGTAATTTCTTGATCTAAAATATTTACTTTGTGTGTTTGAATTATTCTGTGTAATGCCATAACCTTTATTATGACGTGAATATACGAACAGGAATTCAGGAAGCCAAGTTTTTCTTCTTTTTCTTTGAATTTTTTCGCTCGGCTTCCTCAATTATAAGTTGAACGTCTAATGTAAGTGCTACACATAATCTTTCTAAAGAATCCCTATCATGTAATGCTATTTGTGTAAGCATATCATCAGGTATAGTTTGAAAAAATTCTAGAGCACCTCCATCAATCTTCATTCAATATTTCTTTTAACCAAGCTGGTTGTTTTTTGATTCTTCCTTTGCGTTTTTGTTCTTCTAACCAAATTTTTAGAACTGCTAACTTTTGATTGTTACTTGTTTTGCTCATAAATGTTTTAACCTTGTCCTACTGATAATTTTTTATATAACTTAGATGTTTTTGTTTTACTTGTTTTTGTTTTAGCTACGATACCTTTTCTTGATTTTTTAGGTTTTGCTTTGTAAAGTGATGATGCACTTACTGTTGTTTTTTTAGATTTTGCTGCTGCCATGATGCCAATACATACGGCAACTTATTCATAGATTCGATCCCACTTTTCTTTATAATCTTTATTAGTTGTAGCATAAACAGCATATGCGTTTCTAATTGGTTGGCCTGAATTATAAGCACCACAAGCTAATGTCCAATCGTGATGAATTGAATACCATTTACGAAGCATTTTCATACTAATCATAACATTCAAATCGATATTATTACGTAATTCTTTGGCAGTAACGCGTTTTCTAACGTATGGTTGCGCCCACCTCGTAATGATTTGCATAGGTCCCACAGCACCAGCAGACGACGTTTGTTTATGGTTATAATCAAAATCAAACGGACCTTGATAACGTGTTTCTAAATAAGCTACGTTATAAGCAATATGTTTTGGAATACCAAAACTATCACTCCAATGTTCAATTGATTCATACATTTGGAGTGATGTAGTTCCAGCTGCTAAATCTAATTTGTTTTCAAAATCATCAATCCTTCTATTAAGATTAAGGTACATAAGTACCATAATACCTAAGATAATCATGAAATACCAACTTTTTAGTTTAGCGAACATATTCATTATTGAGCTATTTTAGTAGCATACATGTTAAAGATAGCTTTACCAACAGAATCACTATAAATAACATACTGGCCAGTTTTTCTATCCATAACAATAAGCTTATTTTCACTGTCAATAGCAATCCTAACTTCTTTATTTAGGATAGTTTCATTAACAGCTTTAGGTTTCATTTTTAATTCATTAAAGTAATAACCTAAACCAAAACCAGCAATCAAAGTTGATGCTACAATTGTAATGTTCATAAAGCGAGCAAATCCTGCTTTAAATTTTGTCTTAAACTCTTCTGTGATTAAATTTTTCATAACATTTATTTTTGAGTGAAATATAATGACAAGATTTTGACTTGCCACGTTAAATTAAGATTTTTTTGGTCTACCTCTTTGTTTAACAATAGGATTTTTTAACTCATTAATTGTGCTTACAATACGTCGACAATCCTCATATTGTTCTTCTCTAATGTAGTAAGGTAAATTTTCCTCTAATGTTTCAGCAAAGTGTTTACGTTCGACTGTAATATCATATATCTGATCGTCTTCAAGACAAGTGACAGATAAAACATGTACGTATTTTTTCTTTGAATTAACATTATCTAAAATACCCTCTACAATTGCTTTAGATATTCTAAAATCTTTTTGGTCTACTAACTCTTGAAATTCGTCTGAATTGTTTACTGTGATTTCTGCTACCATGGTTTAAAATAATTTAAAAAAATCTGTTTTAATGTTCTTTTCCTTTAATTTACTAAGTTTCTCTTGCTCAACCAAACTCTTTGTGGCAAGTTTTTCAAGATGTTTGTTTTTTTGATTTTCAAAATCGTTTACAATAGCATCATGTTTTTTGTGCTTACTCTTTTTTAGCAATGGTATTTTTTTAACCATGCTTATAAATATTAAAAACGAGAAATATATTCACTTCCATCATCAACTGGTTTAGAATCATATAATCCTAATTCCTTTAATCGTTGAGCAGTATAATCATCTACCTCCCAATCAACTTTAGATTCATTTTTAGATACGTGGTCTTCCATTCCCTCAAGTTGTTTACCTGTAAATAAATCCCCAATCTGAAGATAATAACAGTTGTAACATAATAATTGAATATTTTCAAGTCGATAATGTTGTTTATTACCATCTTTAAAATTCATTATTAAGGGCATTTTATAGTCTAATACCCTACGTTCATGAAAACCACACGATGTACATTCCTCTTGTATATAACCCTCTTGAATTAAGCGATACTTAATTTTAGCTGGGTTGAATGAGGATGGGTCGATTCTACCTTCAATTAAATCTAATAAAGCAAAATCTTTTCTTGGGTTACCATTGCTTAAAAATTTAGGTATACCTTTACCTGATTGGTTTTTATGCTTATCAAACAATACTTCACCCGTTTGGATATCATTGTAAAGTTTAGCCCATTTTTTAAAGTGAATGTAGGATACATTCAAGTAACGAGCGGCGGCTTTGTTAGACTTAGTTTTATTCATTGCCGCCACTATCATTTCTTTGGATAGTGGTTTTGCTTTAGGCATCTTTTTCTATTTTAGTTTCGCTGAATCCAAAAGGAATATCTGTAGATGTTTCAGGATCTTCTAACAATACTGTTCCGTTTTTACGTAACTTGTTTTCTGCCTCCATATACTTTTTAAATTCATCATGTTCTAAATGAATTGTTTCTACCCAAGTATGATCACCTGTTCCCTTCATTACTGTTACTGCTCCCTTTTTCTGTACTGTTGAACAAGCAACACAACGAGTTGTTGTAGGCATAATTTCTAAACGTTTGGGGTGGATTTGCTCTCCACACCCTGTACAATGTCTTATAACCATATTTTATTTTTTTAATTTATCAAGTCGTTTTAAAAAATTCCAAAGTTGTTCTGGGGTTTCTACTAATACTTGTTCTTGTGATTCTGTATCATGGTCATTAAATTCAATAGGTGATATATTACCTTCCTCATCAAATCTATCATAAATCCACCATAGAATAATATCTGTTTTCCATTCACCGTAATGTAGCAAAAATAAATTTTCTATCATTATATAAAATGGCTCATCATAAGATGAAATATTAAACATAAAACTACCTTCAAATTCTTCAGTACGCATATTACAATTATCAAAAATATCGATAAGGTCAATAAACGTATCTTTTTCGTTCATTACCCGTTTTTTAGGTTGAACTTTTAAATTTTTACCAAAATTTTTCATAGGATAGTTGTTACACCAAATACTTTTAAGAATTCTTTTAAAGGTAATTGTTTACGTTCGGCAAACAATTTAGCTGCTTGTAACCTTGAGGTTGTAACTATACGACCAATTGTTTCTTGGTCTTTATCGATTCTGCTATAAAACTTAAATATCATAATATAAATTTTAAATTATTTTCGGGATGGGAATAAATATTACTATTCCATTTGTATTTTGCATATTCATGTCCTTTTTGTTCTGCCTGCTGTCTTTTTTCACCATTAGTTGAAATTGAAGCAAAATGGTAAAAATGACAATTGTATGTTCTAATCATTTTTAAATCTGATAGAGTACATTTTAGGAAAAAATCCCAATCAGCTACCATCCCCGCTTCATAATTTTCATCCCATCCACCTAATCTTATGTAATCATACTTATTCATAAAAATGGGTAAAGTAGATCCTGTTTCTTCTATCTTATCTTCAGTAACTTCAAATTCATATTCCCAAAAATCATTTATGTTGAACGTTTTAGGGTCTTTACCTAAATCCTTAATGTTGAATTGTCTAAATATAGAGGGAGTAGGTTCAATTTGATTTGGAGTTAGTACATATCCGGGTTTATATTCTTCAAGTAACACTTGATCCCATGCTTCCGGAAACACATTATCATCATTTACAATTAAGATCTTATCAAACTTAGCATTGTAAACTCCTAAATTAGTTGCTCTACAAAGCCCAACATTCTCTTCTAAAACTAGAATCTCAATAGAGTCTTCATACTTATTAAGAATCTCTTTATTAACCTCGTAAAACCCATCTACTACTACTATAATTTGATTATTTAGCTTCTGACCGATGATAGCTGATCTTAAACAAACATCAAGTACTTCTGGTGATTTGTATGTAGGTATAATTACACTAATCATATTTGACTCCAATCTGTTAAAGGTGATAACCATGCTGTTTCCCCATGTGTTGAATATCCAGGTATTGGTGTTATTAATCCGTGTTGTTTTTCTCTTAGAGCTAGAAACATTTCAAAATCTCTAGGATATGAACCAGATGTATATTTTCTTAAAATTGATTCATCTTTCTTTAAGGTTTTAACTTGAGCGGCAAATGTCATTGTTGTTGAATTAGTTATTTTCCAGTGACATGACTTAGATATCATAACTCTAGTTACCTCACCACCATCTTCAACAAGTGGGTTTGCTCCATCAATATACTTATCAGGATGATCATATAATGCTACGTAACTATATCCAACATTAAATCCTTCTTTTAATATTTTATCTGCTCCTGGTTTATGTAGGTAATCATTCTCTAAAAAATAAATAATCTCATCATCTGCTGATTGTAATGCTTCATCTAGAGCTAGGTTGAAAGTTCCAGCTCCATTTCCTACAGAAACATAATTAATATGATTCCTAGGAATATATTTTTGAATCATATTATTTGTTTCTTCTGAAATATTATCTGCTATAACATACCAATCATATCTAGTCCAAGGAAATATTCCTAAGGCATTCTTTAAACAGTTTTCATTATTGATATAATCTGGTTTTACTTTACTATAACCGGCATCTGATATTCTATATATTATTTTCATATATTTCTTCTATTTTATTTAAAGCCGATTCAATTACTTGATGCATATCATAATATTTGTATTCGGCTAATCTTCCTCCAAATATAATATTTTTTTCTTGCTCTGCCAAGTTTTTATATTGAAGATATTTTTTATTATTTTCTTCATCATTGACTGGGTAGTAAGGTTCTGTTAGTTCTGGTTTGTATTCTGTTGGATATTCAAAAGTAACATAGGTATACTCAGAATCTATAGGTTCAAAATGTTTATGTTCTATAATTCTAGTAAAAGGAGTTTCACTATCAGTATAATTCATCATAACTGTACCTTGATAATTGCTTTTATGCATTTCAAAATGTTCAAAACGGGTAGTTTTATATTCTAATTCACCAAATTGGTAATTATAAAATTTATCAATAGGTCCAGTATAAATTACTTTATTGTATTCAGGTAATTCATCTGTAAAGTAGTTAGTATTTAATTTGACATCAATTCCTTCTAATAATTTTTCAAATATTTTAGTATAACCTCCAATAGGTATTCCTTGGTATTTGTCATTAAAATAGTTATTATCATAATTAAATCTAACAGGTAATCGTTTAATAATTTCTTTAGGTAATTGTGTAGCTGGTTTTCTCCATTGTTTTTCAGTATAACCTTTAATTAATTTTTCATAAACATCTTTACCAACTAATTTAATTGCTTGTTCCTCTAAATTTTTAGGTTTACCAATTTCACTACTTTGTTCCTCAATTATTTTTTTAGCTTCATGAGGATGAGTAACATTCCATAATTTATTAAATGTCCACATATTAAAAGGTAATGAATATATTTCACCTTTGTAATTAGCTACAGGACGTAAAGTAAAATTATTAAAAGTTGTAAATTGATTTATCCATTTCCATACTTCTTCGTTTGAAGTATGAAATATATGAGGACCATATTCGTGAACATTTATTCCTTCTTTATTAGAAGTATAACAATTGCCTCCAATATGATTTCTAGATTCAACAACACATACTTTATAACCTTTTTTATTTAATTCATAAGCACATATTGAACCAAAAAAACCACTACCAACAATTAAATAATCATATTTCATAATAAGTATTCTTCAATTGAGTATTGAAAGTTTCAACCTCAGTATTAATTATTTTTCGATATAAGTTAAAATTGTTAAAATGACTTTCGTAGTTAGTAAATACATCTTGAATTAAATCACTTACTCCATCAATTGTATTATCAAATTTATATTTAGGATCAATAGTAACATCATTAAAGAATTGAGCACTACCTTCAAACGATGTTATTATAACACAACCACAGGAAGCTGCTTCTCTAGGAAATTTATCTTTACCTGGGTGATGTCCAAAATCAATATAAATTTTACTTTGGGTCATTAATTCTTTAAGTTGTTCTCTATTCATTCCTTGTAAAGGAATAAATTCAATGTTAGGATTTTTATCAATTAATTTTTGAGTTATTTCAATACCTTTTTTAGGGTTATATAAAACAACATCTTTTCTATTTTTAAAAGTTAACTCATCATTAACATAGTCCCTATTAATATAATCAAATAATGGGTAAGTATATTGAGCTCCATGATTTAGTAAAAACCAATAAGCATATTGAGATTGATAAAAATGATGAACTCCTAAATATTGGGGTTGTGTTAATTTTAAATGAAAGTTTTTCTGGTCTGTACCTAATCCATTAGCAACACTTAACCACCAAATTACTTTTTGGACATTAACATAACTATCTAAAGCATCAGGCCATATTTCAGGTAGAATAATTAAGTTTTCAGGTTTATCTTCAACTACATTTACTACATCTTCTTTTGTAATATATTTAGAATATGCTTCTGGAATTTTAACTGCTTCTAAATGTTTAGGATCACTAATAATTTCTTTCCAGTTAGGTTGATGCTGACAATGAAGTGTAGGATGAATTAATACCATTTTTATATTTAATCCTAAGCTCTTATAAGCAGCGGCTAAACTATATGAACATTCAATACCTCCAGCTTCTATGTCTGAGGGAGCAAAAACATAAACTATTGAATTTTTTGTTATTTTAATCATATTAAATTATTTTTTTCTATAAACCAATGTATTTTATTTTCTAATAAATTAAAGTTATATTCAAGTTTATTTTCTTGTAAAAAACTATTAACTCCATTTTTAACCATATCCCATCCCCAATCATCACCCCACATAACTCCTTTATCTGATAATAGTTGATAGTAATAGTATAAATCTAAATGTACATCTAATTCTTCATGAGACCCATCTATAAAAATAAAATCCGCTTTAATATTATGTTTATTAAATAATTTGTCTAAAATTTTAAAGGCGATAGAAGAAGGAAAGGGAAAAGGATATATAATATCTTGTACATCATTTAATATAACATTAGATATAAATTTATGATATAAAGTAGGATACCCATTTGTATAATTTAAAACATCATTATTTGTTTCTTTAAAATTAATATAATGTTCAGGACTTCCTAACCATGTATCTACACATATTATTTTAGTATCTAGATTTAATTTTTTAATTTCTTTAGCCATATTAATAGCTGAGTATCCTAGAAATGAGCCTACTTCTATTACTAAATTAGGTTTATACAGACTAATCCATTGTTTATATAATTCGTCTGCAGGGGCAGAACCAGGAGCTAAAGAATCACCATATATTGATGTATCAAAATTATCATAATATTTTCTTCCAGTTTTATCTAAATTTAAATCATTTAAAAATTCTTTAATCATTATTCCATTGTTTTAATTTGTTATCAATAATATTAATCATTGCTTCTGGTTTTTCATGGCCTATAAAATGAATAACCTTAGATTTCATTAAGTGATCCATATTTACCCAATAAGGATAAACATAATAATCTTTAGGATCTAATAATTCATAATCGGGACTTAAAGTATTCATTAAAGAATGAAATGATTGTTCTTGGGTATCAATAATAGTTCTGACCCATCCTGTTTTTTCACTACCATCTTCATAAGATATTCCTGAAAAATCAAATACATTTAATAGTAAATTAAAAGTAGATGGGTTTAAAAATTCATCAAATATTTTTAAATTTAATCCTTTAAAACCAGCATTAATTCCAATTTCAGGATATCTAATAATATTCTCTCCGAATAAATTAGATAATTGCTCAGCTAAAGCTTTATCGCACCATTGATTTTTGGGTTCTACTATTCCAAAAGGTATTTTATTTTCTAAACAATTTTTTAATTGGTCTAAAGAACTATTATTAAAAATAACATCATATTCAATCATTAAACTATAGTCATATCTATAAGTTCTTCTAATATAATGATTAATTAAAATATGATAAAAATGAACAAAATTAGGTATTTGAGATATTAAATCCTTACTTCCATAACCACTATTTTTTAAGTAGTTATGCATGTCATCTTTAGAATACCAAAAAGTTTTAACAGGTAATTCATCTATTTTTTTAGACCATTCATCTTGATAATCAAATTGGTCTAATACAATATGATATTCAAATTCTAAATCAGGAAAATATTTTTGTAATTGTAGCATTGTGTAATATTCCAATTTACCTTTTTTATGCCACAATCGAGCTACAGGGATGATATTCATATACTATTATAAAATTCGTTTTGTTTTTCTTGTCGTTCTATTGTTTTTGGATGCAATAAACAAAATTCATCTTCTGCTGGTAATGGAGCATATGTTTTAAATCCACCTAAACGCTCATGAACTTTGTTTATCCATTTAATTGTAGGAATATTTTTATATATTCTCCATTGATAATCAGGGAAATTAATTCTATCACCTTCAACATTCCATTTCCATTTATGGATATGTTCCTCGGTGATACCACTTACAGTATTAATTCGAGGAACTAAATATACATCCACTTCAGGATTAGCTTTCAAAATACCAGGTAACATGTCAAGTAAATCAACATTAGGTAATTCATCAGCATCTATTTGGAAGATATATTCTCCCGAACAGTGTTTAATTAATTCATTTTTGTAAGACGCAAAATCTTTATTTAGTGGATAAAAATGATGTTTAATACCTTTATTTAAAATAACATGAATTATCTCAGGTGTATGGTTTTGTTCATCAATTTGAACAATTACTTCATAATCAGGAGATAAAGCCCGTTCAGATAAATAATCTAATAGAGTCTCTAACTCCTTATATTCATTACAAACCGTTATTGCTATACTAATCATTTAAAAATTTTTTTAATTTGTTTAAATTCATTGTAGTATTCATAGGAACATTAGATGGAGAGTTTATAGATTTTACATTAAATCCTTTTGAAACTGCTAAATCATATATTGTTTTTGGTTCGGTTCCTACATTAAATACTCCTTTTGCTTCTTTATTAATTAATTTAATAATTAATTCTGCTATAACGTTAACGAAATCTCCATTAGTTTCCACATTATCCCAAGCTTCTTTATAAGGAAAGGGAAATGGTTTATGTGATTCTCTACATATTAAATAATTTTTTGATTTTAATTGTACATAAGCATCACCTAATAATTTTGTATAACCATACCAAGTTTCTATTTGAGCAGGAACTGTAATTTCTTCATCTGCATTTTGAAAGGAATTAGCATAAATATAATCAGTAGATATATGAATTAATTTTTTATTATGGTTATTACAATAATCTACTAATTCTGCTACTGCTTTATAGTTTACATCCCAATGTTGTTGTTTATTATCATCATATGTTTTAGTATAAGCAATACAATTAACTATAACATCATAGGGTAATAGGAGATGAGACCAAGTAACTATATTATTGATATTTAAATTATCTTTTTTTCTGGAGTAATATTCCCATCCTGTTTGTTTGATAATTTCTTTACCTAATAACCCATCCCCTAATACAACTATTTTCATTTTATGAAAAATTCTTTAATTTTATCACAAACGTAATCTACGTCCTCAATAGTCATTCCGTGGTGTGCACCTAATAAGAAACCATTTTTCATAATAGTATCAGCATTTTCAAATGACTGTAGATACTCTCTATAAACAGGATGACGTGTTACGTTTCCAGCAAATGTTACTCGTGTTTGAATGTTATTGTCTTCTAGGAAATTAAGCAATTCAAATCGTTTTTCGGTTTGTAAAGGAATAGCTAACCAGTTTGGTTGAATAGAATCATCTGGTAGTATAATATCTCCTACACCTTGAAGGTTTTCAATATAACGTTCAATATTTTCTCTTCTAATTTGTGAGAATTTTTCAAAACGGTGTAACTGAACTAATCCAAAAGCAGCATTCATTTCACAAGCTTTCATATGATAACCTAATACACTATACAAAAACTTATGGTCATAAGGAATACCGTCTACAATGTGATTAAAGCGATCATCCATAATTTCCGAATCATCACCCAACCTACCCCAGTCTCTGTATTGTAGACACTTAGTAACGTGTTTTTTATCATTAAACATTACCATACCACCAACACCACCTGCTGTAATTACGTGTGAAGCATAAAAACTAGTTGTAGCTACATCACTTTCTGGGGTTTCAGTAATTGTATCAGCTGAATCCTCAATTAAAATAATATCTGTTCTGCCTAACAATTTAATTTCTTGACGTAAACGTTTCCAATCTGGTTTATTACCAATTAAATTAGGTAACATAATTGCTTTTACATCAGGGGTAATTGCTTCAATTACTTGATCAATATCAGCTACATAATCATTTAACCCTACATCTACAAATTTAGGTTTATAACCTAATTGAATAATAGGAGCTAATGTAGTTGAAAACGTACAAGCAGGAGTAATAATTTTACATCCTTTAGGTAAATCTAAAGCAGCAATAGCTAACAGGCATGCTGATGAACCTGAGTTAACAAATACACCATATTTTTTACCAAAACTTTTTGATATTTTTTCTTCAAACTCAACAGATTTAGGACCTTGTCCACCTAACCAACCCGAACGAAGTGATTCTTCTACTGCTTTAATTTCTTCTTCCCCATAAGATTCAAACTTATAAGGAGCATACCATATTTTTTTCATGTTATTATTTTTATTCTGGGATAACTCCAATATATGAAAGGGCTTCCATAAAATCACGTTCATGGAACATTTGAAGAGTAGTCATATCCATTCTCCATTCATAGTATTGTCCCTTTTTTCCGGGAATTGGGTATTTAGATTTTTCTTCATCTGTTACAGTAACAGCCTTTACAGCAGCCCATCCCCAATCTGATGAAGAGGGTCCATTAGCAAATACCATTCCCTGAGTTGGGATATTGATTGAAGAAGGCATCCAGATTTGATTTTCATGATCCTCTAAAAGTAAGTCTTTATAAAGTTCAGGTAACATTGCTACTTGTTGTTCGTAAAATTCTTCCCCTACTTTCATTAATGAGTTAGTCTGAAAACCACAACCATAACAGAATTGGGTTTTAATGTCTTGGTTTACTTCGTCTACGTAACAGGCATCTGACCCACAACGAGCACAACTAATTAGATTATCCATTTGTTTTTTGTAATTTTGGTAATTGAATTTTGTTAAGTTGAGGTAGTGCTAATTTTACCTCTTTAGGAAATTCGGGAATGAATTGGGTTAAAAGTATATCTATTTTCTCCTTCATTTTATCCCAACTAAATTCGTTTTTGCTTTTAAATGCTTGACGTTTAGCCTTTTCAGTATAATTTTTATAGTTTTCAAATACATCTTTAAGATAATGTCCTACTTGACCATGATCAGGAGAAAACCATTGAGATTCAGGAATTAAAAATTGATTTAAGGTACTAGGATGAACTTGAGTTAACTGACCACTAATTAAATTAGTAAATTCAGGATTTAAAAAATCTATTTGTCCACTCCATCCTGAGGTAATTAATGGTTTTTTAGTTAATGTAAATTCAAGTAACGGACGACCAAAACCTTCACCTTTAGTTAAACTAATCATAGCTTTTACTTTAGAATGGTTATATAATTCATTCATTTCCTCGTCTGTAAATTCACCATGAAGTAAATAAACATTAGGTAAATTATTTGAATTAACTGTTTTTTTGATTTGTTTAATCTTCTTTAATATTTCTTCTCTATCAACATAAGACGAACCTACTTGAGATGTTTTTAAAATTAAAGCGGGTTTGTTAGTTTTATTTTTAAATGTTTCATAAAATGCTTTAACTAATAAACTTACGTTTTTTCTGTCCTCACCCATATCACCTGCCATCCAATGTCCAACAAACAAATAAGCAAATTTTTCTTTAATTTGAATATCCAATGAACATGGTGTGTTAATTACTTTATAGATGTCTGTGTTAGCACCTTCGAATAATACTTCTACTGGTTTTTCTAGTTTTACATTTTTTTCTAAAACATTAGTTTCTTTATTTCTTACTTCAAATTTTGATTCTTCAAATACTTTTTTAGAATGTTCTGATGAGGTAAAAGTTAAATCCATTCTGTTAATACCTTCAAGCCATTCTGGTGGACAAATGGTACTTTCAATACCTGCTGTACAACCAATATTATATTTTCCTACTGATTGGAATTCATTAGGTACTGTGATTTGCATCCAAATTTCTGGTTTTTTAGGTAATTGATTGTTAGGTAATGCTAGATCATATAAATACTTCCATTCAGGATTATCATTACAAAAGCCAAATGGTGTATTTCCCCATCTTTGGGACAATAGCTTAACATCATATTTTTCAGTAGCAATAATGGCTTTAATTAAATCTCTTGAACGAGCACCATAGCCACTATAGGTGTCAAAAGCTGAGCTTATAATAAATAACGGTTTCATTTTAGTATAACAATTTATGGGTTACAATTCTATCTTTTACTTCATTAACATTAATTAATTCAAATTTTTCTCTTGGTTTCCATGTAGAAAATAAAGTATCAAAGGCTTCAATTACTCTAGCACCTTGCCACTCACTTGTAAATCCTGCTTCCTCACTAATAGCCCATTCTCTACCTGCTAATCCTCTTAACTTACGTTCTAATGAAGATAAATTATATACTTTAGCAATTTGTTCGGCTGCATCTTCAGGACGACAAGTATCATCCCAAATATAAGGGGTAGCTGGTGAACCTACCATTGTACGAGATGATGGATAAACGGGAAATGCCCATTTACCATGTTTTTTAATTGTGCCTCTGTGGTTTGAAGGAAAATCAGCATCAAAATCAATCCAAGTACCATCTTCAAATTCAAAACGCATTTGATCTTGCATACCACCTGTTACGTTAGCAATGATAGGATTACCGGCTAAAATAGCTTCAGTTAAACTTAATCCCCAACCTTCGTTAGATGTTAATAATATCTGAGCATCTGTACTGTTATATAATAAGTTCATATTATAGGGATCAAATTTAGCATCTGTAAAGATGACATTATATTGTTCTCCATTTAATATTAATTCAATAACTGCATCTAAATCAGTACCATGTTCAAATACTCTCTCAGTATGTAATACTAAACAACATTTTTTAGCTTGTTCAATTGATAATGAATCAATAAAATATCTATAAGCTAACAATGTATCGGGGATTTGTTTACGTCTAATATTTCTAGAATTAAAAAGCAAAGCAAAGTCATATTGTTTTCCTTTAAATAAATGTTTTTTAAATTCTAATAATTTTTCATCATTTTTATCTAAAGGTTTAATTAAATCTGAATTTAATCCGTGAGGTATATAACGAATAACTTTATTAACTGCTTTGTCTTCTAATACTAATTTGTTAATATTAACTGTTTGTTTAGAAATTCCCATTAATAAATCACAGGCCTCATAAAACGGTAAATTGTACATAGGAGCAGGATAATCATCCCAAATATTTAAATAGGAAATTGGAATTGTTTTACGAATTTCATTTTCCATAGCAAATAACCATACAAAATAACGAGGATCTGTAATCAACATAATAGCATCTGGTTTTTCAATAGCTATTAATTGTCTTAAAATATCCGGATTACCATAATCATGTACTGGGTACATAATAACAGATGAATCTGTTAACCCTGTAGTCTCATTTGTTGATTGAGATAAATCTAAACGTTTACCTTGTTCAGGATGGTTTATTGCTCCTCCTAAATTCACCCAATTAAAATGTTGGGCAGTGTGGATTACAATTTCTTTTGCTACTGTTGCTACACCAGAGTGAACTCTAATGTCGTCACAAATAAGCATAATCTTTTTCCTATCCTGTGGAGGAATGTAAGCAAAACTTGAATTCATGTGTATTTTTTAGTTTTTAATTTCTAGGTTGTTGTGTGAATGAACTTTTTTACGAAAATCATCATCTGTAAGATACAAATGAATAGTGCGGTCGGCAAGTTTTTGTAAAGAAAATTTGTACTTAACACAGGCAATCTTGAAATCCTCGAATAACTCGCTCTGTACTTTTACAGAGGTTAATGTCATATCCTTTTTATTTGTCATAGCTTTTATTATTTTGTTATATATACATATATTGGGATTCTTTTAAATTAACCCCTTACTGCATAGTTCTTTATTTTCTTTAAAAGGACAAAATTTACAACCATTAAGTGAAGGATTTGGCTCGTGAGTTATATCTTTATAAGAACCGTTTGTGTTAAATACACCTTCTATAAAACTTGTTACAGCGTTTACTGCTTTATTTACTTTTACTTTACCAGATGCTGGAGTAAACTCTTGTATTCTGGATAATGGGTATGGAGAGTTTTCCCATAATTTGCGTTTAACAATAAAGAATTCAATATCAATTTTATCAATTTCAACTCCAAATTGTTTAGCAAAGAAGTATTTATAGAGAATTAATTGGAATTGTTTTGTTTCATCTTTTTTCTCATAGTCACTCCATCCTTTAGTAGATGTTTTAATATCTAGGATTTTAAAACTATTAGTTGGTTCATGATATAAAACAACATCCAAATAACCTTTGTATAAAACATTATTAAATTGGGGTAGTGGAGTTAAAATAATAGGTACTTCACATCCAACTAAATACCAACCTCGTTTACCAAAATGGCCACCTCTATTTTTCTTTACAACTTTAATAATTTCAAGTCCATCTTCAAAGAATTCTTTCATTTGAACAGGGTCACTAAAGTGAACTTTTTTATTTGACTTATAGTCTTTTAAATAAGTTTCCCTAAAACGTTCCTCAAAATAAGCCTCTAAATCAATTCTGTCTGCTTCAGCACCACTTATCTCGTATATAGTTGTTATATAATGTTGTAAGGTTTCGTGTAATGCCGTCCCAAATGTCATATGAATCGACGCTTCAGACGTGTAGTGACCGTCTTTATACTGTAAAGACCATTTGCGTGGGCAGTTAGTATACATAGAAAGTTGACTATACGAAATTGATTTTTGAGTCGCATAGTTAACCTCATTAACAGGTTGCTTTTGTATCTGTTTTACAATAGCAGGTATTTTTTTCTTTTTAGCCAAAACTTATTTTTTCCAAATTGGTTTTTCCAATTTATATTTTTCTTCAAAAACTCTTTGATCATTAAGACATATTTCTAATACTTCCTCATTAGTAGAAGTTCCATGATCTTTATTTCCAGTATAAAATTTTTCACCAAAGTAATTATAACAAGGATATTTACTATAATAAACGTTATAAGTATCTCCACACCAGTGTTTTAAATCTTCTGGAATTAGGATTAGATTGTCTTTATGGTTAAATTGTAATGCACCCCATCCTCCATCCATATGCCATACTTCTCTTTCAACAAACCCATAAACTAAGGGTTTATCACTAAATACATTATATTGAGTAGGATGCATTCCTATTACTCCTGATTTGGGTCTTAGTTTATAAAAATGAATTACATCATCTATAACAGAGGTTGGAAATAAAATATCATCAGAACATAAAGCATAATAATAATTTTTTGATAATGATACTCCTAAATTCCAACCCCCATTACAAAATTTTCTTTCTTGAAAAGGTATAATAGTTAGTTTGTTAAAATTATAACCATCCAACATTCCTGTATAAGGACAATCCTCAATTAGTAAAATTTCACTAACTAAAGAATGAACATCTAAACTTCTTAATAAAGATATTAATCGTTCAGATCTATATATTGTTGGTATAATAAAACTAATCATTAATCTTTTCTTTTTAAAATAGTAACTCCGTTGTTGTTAGCAAATTTTTCATGAATGTACCAATGTGGATTAGCTCTTAACCATTCATCAATTGCCGGCCATATACCTTGAGTATTACTCATGTCTCTAAAACCATACAATTCAGTATCATGAAAACCAATATATTTTCTTGATTTGTTTCCATGACGTAATAATTCGCCTTTTACTTGATCGTATGAATGCCAAGTATCTAAAAACAAGAAATCACATTCTTCAATTTCATTTTCTAAAGTATTTTCTTGTCTAAATTCAAACTGAAGATCCCATTGTTGACATCCTTTTTCTAATTCTTCTAAAACACCTTCACCCCATATGTTTGGATTATCAATATCAATACAAATCATCTTTTTATTTAAAGGTCTAGTCCACCAATCATTCCTAGCATCTTCAGATAATCCCATTAAAAATCCCCAAACACCTACTCCAAAACGAGTTCCCATTTCAACAATAACATCACACTCTCTAGCATAACGCCTAAATGTAGGCATGTGTTCATTAATATCTGAGTGAGTATTACTCAAATAGTAATATTTTTCGTCAACAATTCTTCTATTTATTGGTTCCATAATTTATTTTCCTTTTAATGTTTGTTTTAATTTTTCTAAATATAAAATACCATCTTGAAGTTCTTGTTGAGCATGATCAATCCAGTCTAGTACTGATAAATCTTGTCTATCAAGGGTATGTCCATACTTGGTTTTACCTTGAGCTGCTCTTGAAATAAAACTATCAACAATAGTATCTACTACTGAATCTGTTTTTAAAACTGTTCTTACTTCAGGGTGTTCCCCTACAATTCCTAAATCGCTGTTTTTTGTCATTTAACTTCTTTTAATAACTTTTTTATTTCCTTTTCGTCAATCCCTGATTTTTCAAGGATTTGTTCTACTCCGGATTTTTTTAATAGCTCAATATATTCTTCTGCCTCACCTAATGATACTGTAAAATGATTAGCAATGTGATGTAACAATTGTTCGTTTGATTTCTTACGTGATCCTTTCACGTATTTTAGGAAAACATTTTTCTTAGGTAACATATGGCAGTAATATTTATAGGTTTTTTCTTTTTCGGGATATGGTATCCTTTGGCCATAATTAGCAACCTCAGTATACTCCTCATACATACTAACAAATCGATGAACCATGTAAGAATTAAACGAATTTTGCTGGTCTTCTGTAAAAGAAGACCAAGCGGTTTTCGTTGTTGTTATCTCTTTAAGCCAATCAAATATTGTCATCTGTTAGTCCATTGAATGGTCTGTTGACTCATCTCCAAATTCGGCTCTTAATTCTTTAGGAAGCAATTCTACTAATACATTTCCTGTTTTTACATCATAAAATACTGGGACTGGAATAACTCCGTCTTCTGATGTACCTGTTACAAAACGAGATACTTTACGTAAAATAACTCCTTCAGCAAAAACGTGATTGCCTTGAGGTGATGTAATTGCTTTAGTGTTTTTAATGTCAATATTGACATTCATTTGTGGTTTATTATTCATTGTTTTCTTTATTATGTTTTTTCCATTCAATCCAAAATCCAGTTGCTACTAATATATTCATACCAACTGAAGCTAATATTTCATAAATGTCCTCATATACGTTCATAGTTAAGTGAATATGTCCTACTGCCCAAAACGGTATAGACAAATTACTAGCTACCCACACTATAAAGAACATTATGAATTTCTTCATATTACTCTTTTACTTGAAATTAACTTAAATAGTTTGAAAGATTTTTTGCTGCTAAAGCTGCTTCATTTAAGTTTTCAATTGTTTTTTTTCCTTTTAACTTAAAGGGAATATACCTACTAATACCGTCTCTACGAATATCTTCTGCCCACCATGTATCTCCTTCTGACTCTGCTTCATCAATTCCCTTATTATATTCTTCTACCCAACTGCCCCACTGTTCTGGAGTGTAGTCTTCTTTATTTGGTTCATAATTTTTATCAAATAATCTATCTCCTATTTTAAATATTTGGGCTCCTCTATGTGTATATCCACAATATCCTTCTAATTCTCCATCTTCATTATATGATTCTGCTACCCCATGAGGATAAGGCTCATATACTTTCAGTTTATGTTTTTTATACCATTCCGCCCTATCAAAAGCACCAATATACTCACCTCCTTGGCTCATAAATGAATTTTCTAATACACCATGGGAAATGATATCATCTTCATTAGAAGGTTTTATTCTACTAGTAAATGAACCTTCTGTTCCTTTAACAACCCACCATTCATGAATTCCAATTTTACCCCCAGTAATTTTTTCAATAATAGCTACTTCTTCAAAAGAAGGTGATTTTTTTCCGATACTTTTTTCCATATTATTCTTATTTATATTCCCAAATATACGACTGAGAGGTGTATTTTCCAAATTTACTTTTATCTCTTTGACGAGAAATATTTTTAGCATTATTTCTACAACAATTATTTATAGCTGTATAATTTAAGTTTAGTTCTTGGGATGCTTGTTTTCCACTATTCCATTCTTTAATTATATTACCTTCTAAATCCTTTTGGAGAACTTTTCTACCAAAAGATTCTGTTGAAGATTTACTTAAATTTTTCTTCCATTCTTCTGTTTTAGAATGCCCTAACATAGCATCACTAATAGCTTGTTTATGTTCTTTACTTAAAGGAATATCTTTATGTGCCATAGACATTTTTTGTTTTGTTTCTTCAGTAATTGGATCAAATTTTCTTCCTTCCCAAGACCCAAATGCTTTATTGGTTCTATTATAAAATTCTTTATTATTTTTGACATCATAATAATTTAACCAATATTCTTCTCTTTTCCAAAGTTCTTCTTTATTATTACAAACTTCTAAAATAGTTTTTTTAAAGTTTTCAGCACCATATTTTTTAATGGCCTTTTTTAAATCTAAACCACTTCCTAAATATTTGGGATTATTTTGTACATCTTTTCCTAAATATTTTTTACCGTTTATTTTATTTGTAGTTAAATATATTACCATAATGAGTTATTTCCTTATCTATTATAAATATTATCAAAATAGATAAAGAAATAATCTTTTACAAAATTCTTTTTGGAAGAATTAAAGATAAAATCCTACTAATAAGAGCAGCACAATTAATTTCTTTATCAATTCTAAAGTTAGAATGATATTGATACTCTTCAATATAAATCACTACTTCACCTACACTTAATGGAGCATACTTTTCTACATTATCGTATAAGTACCTAAACATGTCTTCAAAATCACTTACATTTGAATCAGCAATTATTTGTCTAATGTTATTAAACGATTTGGATGTTGGTTTACATAGTTCCGCGAGTACCTTGTTTTTGTAGCTATTAGACACTAATATACTCTTATCTACAACTATTTCATCGCCGTTAACACTCATTTGTAGTGTGTTTAGCATTTTACGAATATCAGGATAATATTGATTGATAACTGATTTTAAATCCTCAGCACTACAATTAACTTCTTCCTGTTTAAGGACATCCATAATATGATAAGCAATCTCTTGTTTAGATGGAGGTACGATTTTTAATACCTGGCAACGAGATTGTAGAGGGTCGATAACACGTTCAATATAGTTACAAGTTAAAATAAAACGTGTTGACCTTGAAAATGTTTCAATAATA